ACCGGATGTCTCCTGTGTATTTGTCTCTGAATTTCTGTTTTACTTTTACTTTCATTAGTTTCTCTCCTTACGCTGCTACTGTAGTAACAAGTTCTCTCGAGAACTCTTCCATCCACTTCTGTTTTACGGTATCATCTTTCAGGTCGTTCACAACCGCTTCATATAAGCCTTCGCCGTGTTCATCCGGCATGACTGCAATTTCCAGTTCCAGCATAGCGATATCTTCTGAGTCATTATCCACAGATCTCGACAATGCCGTCTGGATTGTACAGTTTGGATAAGCCTTGAATTTTTCATTGTCGTCCTCGTCCAGAATTAACGCTGTTACACACGCTACTGCGTGCAGTGAATTTGACCCGTAGGCGATTACTCCGTCTTTTAACTCTGCGCGGATCATTCCGTACAAGTCTGCCAGCATATCCTGTGGAGCATATGCAGAAATTTTCAGTGTTCCGTTACCCGTTCCTTTTGTCCTGGTCTTTAAGGTTTTTGAACCACAGGACTTCGTTCTGGTTTTACATTCCATTTCTTCTTCCAGTTTCCCCACGCAATCCAGAACGTCTGCCTTTGTTACAGCTCCGATCCGGATTCCAAGCTTTTTAATTTCGACTTCTGTGAAGTCTGTTTCTCTGATTCCAGCCATTTTATGTTTCCTCCAATCGTTTTACTAATTTATCAATTACCCCGTTCACAATCTCATCCCCGGCTTTTTCAGCACCACGGAACATGAACTGCTGATCCCCCCGGTGACGTCTTGTATTCGATCCATCGTCTGGAAAGTACAGGTAATGATAGTTGCCTTTTGTGTATACCTTTACCGCAAGATTTTCCCCCTGTATCCGGAATGGATCCGTCTGTGAGGCTGCTGTTTTCTTTCCGTTCCATGTTCTACCGGATACCGGCAAGATTGCCCGGATATACTCTTTTATCTTTTTCCCGCCCTCGTTCGCCAGATAACCATTTATGATCTGCTCTGCAACAGATCTGTCGGAATATTTTTCGATCGTTTGTGCGACCTTATCAAATTCTTTTGCATCCAGGTAAAAATAACTCATCGGCTACACCTTTTTTCCGTTTTTCCAAATTCCATCGTGCAGATTTCTACAGTGCACTCTCCTGCTTTCTGCACATAATCGTATACTGTGTCGGTATCTGAGATTTTGAATCTAAGTGTTTTCATCTTTTCGATCACCTGTTTCTCCAAGTCTTCTGGGATATACTCTTCTTTCACAATCGCAACGAAATAACGCCTGGTTATTCCACCCTTGCTTTCTGACTTTCCCGTTCTCCTTTTTCCGAACACGATGCAGTCCCAGTTCTCGCGTCCTTGGAACCTTCCGGCACCATAATATACATCCGGTACGATCTCTTTTAAGGCTTCTTTAATTTTGTCTTTCAATTTTCCTTACCTCTTCCAGATAGAAATACAACTCACGGTTTTTCTTATCGTGATCAACGTAGATAATCGCATAGATCACATTATTAATTACCACATTATAATCGCTATCCGGTGGTATAAGATCCGGGGTTGCTATCTTAGTTGTCAGATTTGCTCCGTGCTGTTCGGCAAATTCAATGTCTTGCTGTCTTTTTGACTTTTCTGTGAAATACAAAAAGCCCAGATATTCTAAATCATCTAGGCTTTTTACATTCTTTTCCACGTCTTTTTTGCGATAAATTTCGGCAACTCCATCCCCGTAATCATTCAAGATATTCCTCGCCATATTTTACCTCGTATTTATGTCTTGCTGTAATAATATCGTTTCTGTAATTCTTATCGAATTCACATGCTATCTTGTTCCACGCATACCAGCTATACTTTAGTAGCAGCATTCGGGCGAATCCCGGTTTCGTAAAATCCATTTGATCATCTTCATGCATTCCAAGTTTGTGCATCATTATTCCAATGGCATCTTCCGTTATATCCGTAATTTCCTTCTCTGTATCATTATTTGCCCAAGTTATCCGGCATTCTCTTTTTACTGCTGCTACAAGTTTTGCTTTTTCTTCTTCGCCCATAGCTTATGCCGTTACAACGGTATCCGCAGTTTTTACAGTTACATATGCCGGATCCAGTTTGCTAATGTCCAAGACAATCGCTACTGTGTTATCGTATGGGCGGCCATTTCCGTGAAGCTTAATCTTATATGTTCTCGCATCCTGAAGGAACTTGAATTCGTCCGAATATTCAATTTTTCCGTCTTTACTTTCACCAAGCCCGAAGAAATACTCTTCCGGCAGACACAGGATAGCCTGTCCGGTTTTCACCTCATTCGATCTCACAACTTCTGTCGGGAACGGGAACAAATCTCTGGCGTATGTTCCGCCTGTTGTCAGTGCCGTAGTTGCCGGCATGATCTTGTTGAGGTAGTCTACCTGGTTACAGATCATCAGTACTTCATCAAAACTTCTCATGCGTCCTTTTTCTGTGACTGCCAATTTTGCCACAAGTGGTCCATAATTTGCCGGGAGGAAATTTGTTACCTGGATTGCTGTTTTTTCCGGATATCCGGTTGATGTCGAAAAGCTCACTCCCTCGTGGATATCTCTGTTCAGTCCGACCGGTTCATCTTTTCCGCTGCCTGATACAATTGCTTTTTCGAGTGCTACATATAACGCCTCTTTCAGGATGGTACGGATATAGTTATCCAGGAATGAAGGTCCGAGATCCAACATATCCTTTGGGATTACCGCATAAGCTGTCAGCTTCAGCAATGTAATCTCTACGCCCTTAAATGCAGATTCAATCTCCTGTGTAATCTCGCCATTAATCTGTCCCCAAGCTGCTTTCTGTCTTGTGTGATCATTTAACAGCCATTTTGTGAGATATTTTACATTTTGGAATGTAATCTTTTCTAACAATGGATGTTCTTCCAGCAGATTTCTGTACACATCCTCGATAATAGTTTCCGGCATTCCGCCATCCGTTGTAATCAGATCTGCGAACGCCTGTTTCGGATCACTTGCCTTTCCGGCTTTTGCAAGGTTCTGATAGAACTCTGTCTCTTCGCTCGTGAGCTGTCTGTAACCTCTCTGAGCAAGTACATTCGTATCAGTGCTGTACATCTCAAAGTCTGTCTTTACTTTTTCCGTAATGGCATCAATTACCTGCCCCCAGGCTTTTTTCCCTTCCTCTTCGTTTCCGCTCTGCAGTGCGCTCTGCAGAGCCGCCACTGCCTCTCTCTGTTTTGTGTCCGCAATGTTTCCTAACATTCTTTTTTCTCCCTTCTTTTTTTACATTGAAAACATGTTAAAAAATGTCTGCATAGAGACATCTTTTTCTTCTTTTTCCGGTTTTGTCAGCTCTTCGAATTCTTTCAACTGATTTGAGAAATTTGACTGTTTAATCTTATCTCTCATTTTTTCAATTTCTTTCGAAGACTGCATCGCCTCGTCAATCTCTACCGTAGTTTGGCCGGCAATCTCATCAATCACGCCGATCTCCAGAGCTCTGTCCGGATCAAGCAGTGTTTCCTTGTCCATGATGTCTTTTAACTCCTCTTCCGTGATCTTCCCGCCACACCGATTCATGAAAAGAGATCTGGAAGCTTTCATCCATGCATCCAGCTTGTCCGCCTGGTTCCTGAGTTCGTCCGCATTGCCTACGGCTACCGTCCACATATTGTGAAGGACCATTCCCGTTCCCTCCCCCATCACGCGGTGATCGCATGCCTGGAGAATCGTAGCAGCGATACTGTTCGCTACTCCGTCCACATAACCCGTCTTGTATGCTTTGCAACGTTTCAGGTTTGTGAAAATGGCAGTTCCTTCTTTCACGGATCCACCATCTGAATTGATATACAGCTCAATAGTGTCAGAATCTGACACGCCCTCTAACAATTCTCGGAAATGGTTTGCCGAAGTCTCGGACTCGTCATATTCTAATGTCTTCCAGTTAAAGTCCCCTTTCGCTTTTACTTCGTCATACAGGTAGATTTTATGTACTGTTCCAACCTGCTGGTGTGCAAAGCAAATTCCACCGATCTTATTCATCCTCCTCACCCCCTTTCACTGCTGTCCTTGTGCTGTCTGCTTCCCTGAAGTTATTCGTAACATAATACGTTTTGCTCCACGGTGTGTTTAATGGTACCAAGCTTAATTCCTCCCTTGCTTCGTCTGTATTTATGATCGCTGAGCCGATCAACTTCTCTACATTGGCTGCAGTCTCAAACAGATCTCTGTGTTTGATTCCGCCCGTGTAACATTGGTAATAATTGCCATTCATGTACTCATAGACGGTCGCACGCTTATTTAGTACTTCCGAAATAGTATTTGCCAGCGGATTTACCCCAAACGTCAGGAACACGTCACACACCTCTTTCAGGTTCGTGATATTCCCCATCATCATAGACATTGGAATCTTGAACGCCTGTCCGACCATTTCAAAAATATCTTTCCGGATATTCACAAAATCATCGGATGTCTTCGGAGATTTTGTGGATTGCTCTTCCAGTATCCCGTCATCATACTCCACGTACGTAGCGTATTCATTTTCCATGTAGTCTTTGATATTTTTGGCAACAACTTTCTTGAATTGTTCTTGGAACTCATCATCCCCAGCTTTAATTGCGTCTATCTTATATTTGAACTTCCTTCCGTTTGTATCCTTGAAAGTTCTCGCTGCTGTTTCCAGGAGCTTCCCGTATTCCCGGTACACTCCATCAATTAGCGTCTGTGCACATTCGTCCTCCATCCGGAACAAATATACTTCATCCGCCCGGAACGTCCGATTGAGTTGTAAACCCCCAGGTAATACGACGCCGCCATAGATGTTCCCCAGAACCGGTCTTTCTTGCACGATCGTGAAGTCTTCTGCGCAATGTAGTTCCCCATTTAGTTCGACTACCAGTGCACCTTTTTTCGTTCGTGTCATTTTTCTGATTACTCGGTGCCAAAAATAATTGCTGTTTTCATTTTTATTCGGTGCTACATTCAACAGGTAATAATCCTGGTCTTTTACGGGTTTTCCCTTGTTGAACACTCTTATTTCTGCCATGCTGATTGCATTTGCCAGATAAGAGCTCGCTGTGTAGATTGCCAGTTCTTTATAGTAAATCGATGCAGGGACGGGTATTGTGACCGTCTCTGTATTCGTACCGGTAATCCCTAAGATTTTATTTAGGAAGTTTACTACTCCCATGCTATTCCTCCTAACATACTGTTCCTATCCTGTTCTTGATAATTCTTCTTTGCTTAATTCTTTCTTCATCTGTGACTGCTGCCACGAACGCTTTAAAACCGTCCGTTTTCCGTGAACGCGGCTCTATTTTTTCATATGTGACATTGCCTTTTTTGTCTGTCACCGCTTTTGAGTTCCATGTGTACCAGCGCATGATCTTGCTGGTTCCCCAGGCGATCAATCCACGTGCGAACATATACCCAATTACCGGAGCGACTTTCATTTCATCACTCGGTCTGATCAGTTTCAGATTCTTCTTTTCATCCGAAAAGCCTATTTTGCCAAGTGCTTCTCTGAGCCATGTCTGCCGGAAGTTATCCATCACCACAGATTCGATTTTGTATAACTTCGATTTTTCTAGAAGCCAGTCTGTCACATACTCCGGATCTATCTCCACGTCGTCCACTATCGTCAATACTCCTTCTTCTTCCGCTTCTTTCAACGGGTATTTGATTCTCGGAAGGTCTCTCGATTTCTTGCATACCCACGTATGATGCATCCAATACCTTTTATCTCCGACTTTAAATAGCAGTCCGGCGGCCACAAAATCATTTGTTTTGGAATAATCAATTCCGGCTACGCAAGAATGCTTGCGTAGATCTGGAAGTTTCCTAGTTGCTTTTTCTAGGTTTTTCCAATCTGTTACACAGTACTGTGTCTCTCCTGGCGGCCGGTTCATTCGTTTAGTCATGAATGACGTGTGATTTACCGGATCCAGCTTGTACTCTTCATATTCCATCCGCATTTCTGTCAGGAGAGTTGGGAAGTTTCTCAAGGATGGATTTGCTTTCTGCCATTTTTCCTCATCCTTTACTTCTTCCGGATCATCCAGCCAACAGATGAACGGCAGTTTCCCGTTATCTGGAATCTCTCCTTTCAAGATCTGTAGGCAAGTTTCCAGCAATTCATCTAGCGGGCCATCCCGGATATCCCCCTGCGTGGATATGACTGTTCGTCTCGGAAAGTCTTTCTTTCCAAGTCCTCCAGTCGCTACCTCGATCAGCTTATAGTCCTTGTATGCATGGTATTCGTCAAAATCTACTTTCCCCGGTCTACCTCCGTCTTTTGTGTCCGGTGCACGTGTGTGGTATTTGATCTTCGATCTTGTCCGAATGTTGGTGATACATTCCAAATTCCACTTAAACGTATTTTTGAAGAATCTTTTGTTGTCCTCCAAGATGTTATATATATCTTCGAATGTCGTTTTTGCCTGATCCTCTGATGTTGCGAATATATCAATGTGATATTCTTTCACTCCATTAACCGGTGTGATCAGTACGAAATCTTCAAATGCAAGATACCCATTCTTCCCTGCTCCACGTCCGACCAGAATTATCAGATATGGAAATCTCAGCTGACCATCGGCTTTTTTATACACGCAGTTGTGTAACGCAAAGCAGAACTGCTCCCACGGTAACAGCTTGTATGGGAAGTACTTTTCTAGTCCCAGGTATCTTTCTAGTTGTTTTTTATCTACATAGACATCTTCCTCCGCGAATACTTTTTCTACAAAGTCGCAAAGAAGCAGCTGCTCCTCACAAACAACTGCTTCGTCACTTCTTACGAATTCAATATACTGGTCAATCTGTTTACAGATCTTCATCGATTACTTCATTTCCTGTTGGTTCATCCGTCGTCAGTCCTAACTCCTTCAGGATGCTCAACATCTGCTTTTCTACAGCCACCATATCTTTCACAGACTGGTTCTGTTTTGTGATCTCGAATCCGTTTGCAGAAAGTGTCTTGTACGACACTCCACGTTCCTTTATGTCCTCTTGTAGAGCCTTTTTTGTGTCGTAAAACTCCATATAATCATCAATTATGTCCAAAAAATGTGCCGTTTCTGCACCTTTTGCACGTAATTGTTTGATTAAACTGGATTTAATTTTTTCTTTGATTTCGTCCATTTCGCGGGCTTTTTTCGACTTTCGCGCCATATATTTCACCACCAACTTTTTTCCATTTTTTATCACGCGCGAGTCAGCGCGGTTCAGGCGTGCCCCCTACCCGTTGTAAGCGTCCCCCACAGATTTAGGGTATAGGGGGTACCGGGGGTACCTTTGTAAAAAATTTTTCGGAATACATTCCATCCACATCATCCAACACAATGAATCGGTTACAACAGGACGTCCGAACCTCTAGAACCTTGTGTTCCTTCTCTCCGAACAGCTTCGCATATCCATATGCTATTGCTCTCCTGTATCCGTGTCCCGTAAACGTAACACGATCTCCAACCTTTATCTCTTCTTCTACCATCGTTCTTCATTCACCTGCTTCACCTTCCTGTACTTCATTCTTTCGTGCGCTCTGTCGTGACAGTCATGACAGAGTGGTATCAGATTCCTGTACTGCTTTCCTCTGTACTCATAGAACTCACACAGTGCAAGCTCCGGATGTGTCTTGACGTACTGTACGTGATGCACTGTCTCAGCTCTTGATACTTTTCCTTTCTCCTTGCACCACTGGCACTCATGATGGAACTTATCCAGTACATTGTTCTTTAATGCGATCCACTCTTTGCTCTTGTAGAATCGATACAGCTTATCCTCTTCTATCAGCTTCTCTATCTCTTTCTTTGTCCATTCCATAATTGCTGGAACAGGATTCGAACCTGTGTCCTCCGGCTATTAAGACCGGCGTGCTCCCTTTCCGCACCCTCCAGCTCCACTATAACCGGCAGTCACAACGTCTCTGATCTACCATCAATATCGTCTTGTGTCTGCCTTTGTAACAGCACTCCCAGTGATATTCTTTTCCCTGATCTGTGTAGATCCTTTTGCAGAACTCACAGTCTTTACACTTGGGAATCTGCTTCTCCCCTTCTCTTCTATTGCTCATATATCCCGGGCAACTTTCCTCTGCAGGACAATGTTCTTTCTTGCTAAGCTTCCAGTAATGTTTACAGCCTTTGTTCTTACACGTAACTAACATAATTCCTCCACGAAAAAGAGCACTCGGATTTCTCCAAGTGCTCTTTCTTTATTCGTTATTTACTTCTTCGATGAACTCTTTCATCATCTTCGTGAGCTGTCCTGCGGCACTCACTCCCGCTTTCTTGCAGGCTTCTGCATATTCGTCCACAACTTCTTTCTTGAGTTTGTAGGACTTTGATACCCAGCCTGCTTTCTTTTCATACTTCTTTGTAGCAACCGTCTGTGGCTTAGGACTTCCTATCGGCATTGTCATCCCTCCTCTTCTTAAGTTCTGAGGCTACATCTATCATCATGTATACTGATGCAAGCATAAGTAATACACTGCTATAAATGTTCTTTCCAGATCCAAAGAATATCACAATCGTTACAAATAAAAATAACTCGCTGAATCTTATTCTTTTCATATCCTGTCAGATGGGTTATAATCTTTGTAAGAGGTAAGGGCTTTCGCCCTTTCCCCTATTTGAGAACTGCAATCAAGTTTGCCAATCCTGTAAAGAACGTTCCGAGTGCAATTAGAAGTTCTATCAGAAGCTTTATTGTAGTTCTCTTTTTCTTTCGTTTTTTCTTTCCCATCCGTATCTCACCTCCTTATGTATATATAATATCATATGGTGCACGATATGTCAATAATTTCATGCATTCTTTTTATATTTTTATTGACTGCTGCCACCCTTCGGGTGAATATCAACACGTCCATTTCTCTTCTCTGCATATAAAAAAGAGTGGCCACAATCTCTCGACTGCTGCCACCCTTTGGGTGAGTATGTCCTTTGTTTTTCTTGATGCTATCATAATAACACACTTTCTTGTATCCTGAGTCCCCCTCTTTTTAAATTTTCTTTGACATCAGGTAATAGAATTTTCTTCTGCGTTCATAATACATCTTTTTCCCACATGGGATCTTCTTAGAGTCCTTTAAGTATCTGTATGTCGCATAGTCAGTCGTAACCCCTTCCAGAATCCACGGATATATCACTGCATCCGCTTCGATTGCTGTCTGTTCGATTCGTTTACATTTCTCTTCCAGCTCCATACGTTTAATAGCCAGGCGCTCTGTAGCTGATGCCTGGCTTGGACTTCCTTTTCCTTCCTGACCATATCGCATGGCTTTTATGGTATTTGTAAGTTCTGCGAGTTCCCTTCTCCATTCCGGATACTGCAAGCAATGGTATTTGATCTCCAAAAACCTATTCGTATCAATACCGTACTTATCTTTGTTGATTGGTCTCATTTTCAACTTTAAATTTCCTCCCTGTCCGTCTGTCTTTTATTATCAAGATATCAAACCCGAACAGACTTGCTATATCCTGTAGATCGGTCAGTGCTCTGCGCATGTGGTAGGGCATCTGGTTGTATCTGTGCAGTGCTTTGTCTGCTGTCGGATCTTTATAACCTTCATGGTTCATAGTTCTCCTTTCCGTGATTCACACATTGTTTTATACATTTTTCAATTTTATCTTTGCACGCTTCACAATATTCTTTCGGTCCATACATATCTTGTATCGCTTGTCTCATGTTATGTGTGTACGCTTTTACCGTTCCGCCTGGTCCGTCACATCCTGCGTATATTCTTATTGTGTAATACGTTACGCCTATCGGCATCCCGCATCCGTCACATATATGTTGTCTCATTTCATTCACCTACCACAATGCTCTCTTTCTTTTGCGTCCTTTTACGTATACTGTGCAGTTTTCTACCGTGCACCCTCTGCTATGTCCTTCTGCTCCAATATAGTTACAACCACCCAAGCCGGTTCTGCATGCTCTGTAGATGCACGTCCTGCATTGGTGCCTATCTGCATTCGGTCCCGCTTCCTTGCTCCTAACTTTTTTTCTCACGGAGTTCTCCTTTCTCCTCCGACTGCTGCCGTCCGGCTTTCGCCGGAGGAAATCTATATCAACCGGTTGCTGTCGTGATACAATTACCGGCAAGTGCAAGCTATTCTATTTTCTCTGCCATCCAATCCAGTAATCTAATGATCGTCTTATATAGCCATGTCTTCTTTGATTCTGCTTTCAGTACATCACGAGCTCTTTCAAATTTGCGTTGGCTGTCCTCGCGCTTTTTATATTCCTCGTATTTGCACATCTGCCACCATTCGCAGAATATGCAGCAGTGCGAACAGTTTTTCTTTCTGGCTTTCATGATCCAGTGTTTTAATCGTTTTCTGAACTCTTTTGGCATTATTCTTTCAGTTCCCCTCTTATGTATTTTAAGAAGTCCTCTATTCCCTGTGTATATCCTTCCTGGTACTTCTGGACCTTTTCAAGTTCCCTGCTACATTTTGTGTTCACTTCATGCTGCAATCTATTGGCCGTTTCTTCCATCTGGTCGTCTGGTTCTTTTTCTTCTGTCTCTTTCTCTCTTGCAGAGGCTTTCATCTCTTCTATTTCTCTTTGTTTTTCTTCCAGTTCTTTCTTGAGCATTCTTATTTCTTCGCAATCCGCATTGTCATTTTGTCGTTCAATTCCAAGCGTTGCCAGCATCGCATTATCTATATCCTGTATTTCCTTTTCTGTACATGTTCTGATATACTCTCCGAATCGGTCAAGATAGGCGAATGACAGTTTCTCACATATCGCTACTGATGGTGTCATGCACATAACTTTTGCATGTGTCGAAGAAGAATTCTCTTCTTTATTCGTCAGCCATGCTACTTGCGCACAGCCGGTTTCCTCTATCACTTCTGTTGCTGATACTACGACCGCTGGTGATTTCTCTCCTATCTTACCTTTTTCAATATAGAATATATCTCCTTTGTATACTTCCATGTTATTTACCCCCCCTGTGTTTATTATTGCTTTGAATGCCGTCGGATCATAATAGCCGGATCCGTTCTTCTTTATATCATTTTCCATCCTTGTCAGTACCTCCGCCCCGTTTTATAATTTCAATCTTCTATCTCCTTTGCTGTGTGTAAAACACACGGAAAAATCATAGGATGCAGGAATGCTGTTAGCCATATCACGATTATCATGTTTCGTGTCATCTGTCTGCTCCTTTCATGAATTGGTTGTACATCTGTTCCTTCCATCCTGTTTCCGGTGGTGCTGGTCCACGGTTATGGTCACTTAAGGTTCTTATCAGGTCTTCGAATTCTGCTGCCGCCTGCTCCGAAAGTTCTTCCTTCAGGTTGACATTGCTCATCCAGCTGAATCCATATTTTCTTAATATGTCTTTTCTTGTCATTTCCCGCCTCTTTCTTGCTTCAATAATGCCTTGTCTATTATCTGGAAGTTGGCTCTGTGAATATATAATGCCTTGCCGTCTATCATTAGCTTGGTCATCTTTGGGAGATCCTGCGGAATTTTCCAATATACCTTATCTCCTGAATATGCTGTGATCGGCTGACCTAATTGTGACTTGATTACTACTACCCTGGATTTTCCAAAAGAGTTTTTATATTTATTAACAATTCCGGCTATGATCGTATTGTCTGTTATTGCTCCGCTCGACTGACTCTGAATGCCTTCTTGCGTAAAATTCACCTCGGCATTTAATCCATTTTGCTCAAATATGCAGGTATCTCCACAGCTTTGTATCTCTTTGCCATCAATGTTAATCGTGATTACCGATGATAACTCATATCCAGTTATTACAGATCCGTCACTATCATATGATGTTGATTTTACTGCATTCCCTTCGATATTGATCTTTTCTCCCTGTGTCGTCATTATCTTATTTCCGTAATTATCATAGGTATTGATTGTATATGTATTTCCTGTCAGATTCCCCTGCAGATCATTTAAGGCTGAATCAAACTCTGCACATCCTGTCAGACACGCTATTAATACTATGCATGCTATTAATCCTATTATCTTTCGTCTTTTCATTTTGTTATTCCTCCTCTTCTCTGTCATCCCATTTACACATATCCCACCATTCGCAGAATATACAACACCACATACAGTTTTTCTTTCTTGCTTTTGTAAGCCAGTGTTTTGTTCTGACCGCAAGTTCTTTGGTGCTTTTTTTCGTCTTTTCTCCAAGTATCTTTTCAATAAAAGTTATCATGTCTGTACTCCTTTTTATCCCACATGTATCATGATATCGCCTACTTGTGTTCTAATTTCATTCACTGTGCTCTCCAGTAATGACTCACATAAATACTCTCTTGCCTTATCCGCTCGGAAATCGCCAACACATTCATCGTCTTTTCCGTAGATATATACCTTTTCATCCTCGTTTGTACATTCCAGTAATTCCCTCAGTGTGATCTTCTTAATTTCTTCTTTTTCTGTCTTCATCTTCATCCTCCTAATAATCAAATACCACTTCCGGTGCTTTTATAAAATTCACACCGCATTCCTCTGTGTTCTTCCGTTCTATCTTTCTGATCATCTCTGTTATCTCTTTGTCCGAGTCTTTACAGTATGCGTATCCATCCGGTGCATAGATGCCTTTTACCTTTCCGTTTATGCGATCCAGTATTGTTTGATAGCTCATGTAGTTCTGCCGTGCAGCTTCTCTCGCCGATTTATAGAATGCTACGATTTCGCCGTCTCGGTTGATCTTTGCTACCTTGGTTGCTCTTCCGTTCATCTGTCCAGTTTTTTTGGATAGTTCTTTTTTGGTGATTACTCCGATATTCCCAAGTATGTCGTCAGTTTTAATTCCATTCTTGTGATACGTTACATATCCTTTCGGAAGATCTCCGATGAACGTGATCCGCATCAGGCTCATGACTACTACCTCTTTCCTTTTCAGCTTAATTAGTCTTTTTCCCTGATTATTCTTCTTTACATACGGTTTTAGGTGCTTATACTTCCCGTTCCCTAATTTCTTTCGTATGTCTGCCCAGTAATTAATCTGATATATTCCATCATAACCTGGAATGTCATACCAACCTTTTGGGTCTACATTTTTGATTCTCATAGATATCACACATTCTTTTGTAACCATTTCAAAAATTCTACCAAATACGTTTCACTGTCCGGAGCATGCACGTACTGCTTATCATATGTTTTTTTATTTCCATACGCTTTTTTATTTTTTTCTAACAGATGGAAATAGCAGCTGTCTCTTTTCTCTTCGCCGTTCCATTCCATTATTCGGTCCGGATATTCAGTAACCACAAGCCTGCTGCCGTCAGCGAAATCGTATTTATAATAATTTACATTTATGTTTTTATCTGTGTACCATAATCCCCAAGCTTTATAATTTCTCAGCCATTCTTTTCGCTGATCGTTATTTTTAAATCTTGGAAGTTCTGGCTGTTCCGGTTCTTTTGGTGGATTCATTACCGTGTCCAGATCATTGATATATCCGGCCAGTGCCGCAATCATTACCTTGTACGTCCGCACCCGGATGTCATTAGTATCCATGTGTCCTTTCGCCATTTCCAGATAGTTCCTGTATTTTTGATTTTCTTCCCTTGCAATATCAAGATCTGTTTTCCCGGATTTCTTTTCACTTAGTTGTGTCTCTTCTGGAAGTCGTTCCTGCGTTTCTTCTTTGTCCTGGTATCTATATTCATTTTCTTTCTCTGCAGGTTCTTCTTCCAGGCCAGATACTGTATAGGTGTCAGGTGTTTCAATCTCTTCGGTTTCTTCGCTTTTTTCTTCCTGTTCTTCATTTTTCTCCTTTTTTTCCGTTTCTTCTTTTACGTTTTCCTCCAACACTTTTTTGATGGCTCCTGTTAAGTCGAACCAATGGAAATTTCCTCTGTTTTCGTTATCTATCCACAATTGGATATATCCGCAATACATCCTTATTTCCCCGACATCTTTCCCGTCAGTTCCTTCAAACACCCAAGTTCTTCCCGATACTCCCGGATGCAGATTTTGTTTTATCAGTTCATTGCACATTCTTATATTCTGCCCTGTTATCTGTTCCGCATTTTCACGGAACCAGTATTTGTATGTGCTCACCATTTCTCTCGCTGCTAATTCCAGATACTCTCTTTCCTCTTCTGTTGGAACGCGTACCATCACTACTTCATTCTGATCAGATTTTTCTTCCGGTGTCAGATTCTGACACGCGCCGTCATTTATATCTTCGATGCTCATCTGTCCGTCAATTTGTTCTTCTTCTGCTTTTTTCTGTTCTTCCGCATATTCTTTCACGTCTTTGTAGGTCAGTCCTTTTTCCCGGTGGTGTTCCAGCATATCCTCCTGGATGTCGTTTGACATCTTGCTTATCTCATATGCTGCCGAAAATGTTAATCGTCCTTCTTTTAGCTCTTCTGTGAATTCCGGAATCAGTTTCTTGTTAATAGATTCGATCTGTCCGATCTTGGTGGATGATACCTGCATCATACTGGCTATGACATCCCGCAAGCGTCCGCTGTCCAATTTGTAACCATGAAGTGTCAGTCCATTCTCTTTCATGTATTTCAGTGTTTCTTCCAGTGTCTTCTGCTCTTCCAGGATATCTGCTACCGTTTTATTCCGGTACGTATTTGCTATGATTAACTGGATCATCTCTTCATGCTCTTCTGCAGGTGTCTTGATCTGGCAGGATGCTACAGAGAATTCTTCATAACCTTTTTCTACCAGGAGTGTCAACGCTCTCCATCTTCGTTCTCCGGCTATGATACGGTATTCGCCACGATCGCATGGATCGTGTACCACCGTCAAGTTCTCTAATAAGCCTACGGCAAGGATATCCTGTGCCAGTTGTTCGATATCCGGGATAGAGTAGAAATTCTTGTCATTACTGTACATCTGCTTGATTGCAATATCCTTTGTCCGGAATCTTGCTTTTGTTTTATTGTCTTCTGCTGCCGCCTTCGTCTTATTATTAAGCGCGTCCATCACATTCCATCCAGTAGACATCTATCTTTTCCTCCTTGCTCTTCTCCAGACAGCTCCCTTGTTCTTCTTCCGGTTTTCCGATAGACTTCTGGTGGTTATTACTACCGGATCGCTACTCTCTTTCAGTTGTTTCCGCATTGCCCTAAACCGGCTGTTCATCCGTCTAATGCTGTCGTTCATCGTTTTCCTAAAGCATCGCGTTGCAATCGTAACTCTTTCACGCTCTTCCTGCGTCAGGATGTCTTCTATCGGCTTATTAATTCTACATATTGTTTCCAGTACACTTTCGGGCAATCTCAGTCCTGTCTCTATCGGTTTCATTGGATTAAAAACTGGCATGTTCATCTTCTTGTCCAGAAAGGTGTGTGTGTGCATTTTGCCCGGATCTCTTAAAAGTACCGCCGGGATTCTTCCTTCCGGTGGGTTACACTCGTGAATCTTCTTGTATAATTTCTTCGCCTGTCTCTTATTCATCCTGTTCGCCCTCCAGATTTCTTAAGAGTTCATACGCGACTGCTCTGTAATCCTGGGTTGCTATACACCCCCTAGAGAACTTTGGAAGCGGTACATGTGCGATTGTGGATTTTTCTGCTACTACAGATCTTCGGATTACTGTCTGAAAACAATCATGTCCCGAATTTTCTTTCAACCACTCTTCTACCTGCAGTGTTGTTTTATTCTTCTGTCTCATCGTGATCAGGACTTTCATCCGAATCCGATCGTTGAACTTCCGGATGCTTTCCAACTGTTCGTCCATATTATCAGCGGCTTCGATCTCGAATCCTCCGAGTTTCACCGGTACGATCACGAGATCTGCTGCCACCAGTGCATTCATCACTGTCATGTCCATGATCAGACCGCAATCGATGACACAGTAATCGTAAGCAACTGCTACGTCTTCTAAGTCTTCTGCTAGTCTTAAGATCTGATTTCCTTCCTCCGTCTTCATCAGGTACATGTTGGTATTCATCAGATAGCCGTTGCACGGGATAATATCTATCCGGTCGTACGGTGTTGTCTTGATCAGTTCGGATGTAGTGTACGTACCACCTTCCCGTTCATGGTTCTCCAGCAGATCCGGAAGTCCTCTTCCTTCCGGATCATATGCCCCGTAGAGCATAGATACATTCCCCTGCTGATCAGCATCGATCACCAGTACTTTCTTTTCTTGTTCCTGTCCCAGAATATAGGCAATGGATGCGGCCGTCATAGTCTTGCCGATCCCGCCTTTCTGGTTCATTACTGCGATTATTTTCATGATACTTTTGCCTCCTGTTCTTCCGTTCTCTCCCATTCCACCAGGCTTTCTGTTGCCCTTCTATAGCACTCTATCCAGCTTTCATCGCTTTCTACTTTCAGGATCTGTTTCTTATGGATGCCTATCCCTTCAAAGATCTGGATACTTCCTCCGTGGTTCAGTGTGAATCTTGTCTTCACCCGGAGCTCTCTTCCCTGTTTGATCATGTTATATACTTCATAGAACTCTCTTATGCTCTGTCGTTCTCTGTCATCCATTCTTTCACCTCTTTCGGTGCTCTGTGCTTTAACTCTTTTATCTTTCCTTCGTTCCAGATACTGTCGTTTGGTTCCAACATTTCCATCATGTTGTCTAACTGCAGATATTCTTCCAGGACTGTAATCGCGTCTCCTGCCGTGTAACAGGTAGCTACATAGTGTCCGTTCTTTGCCATGTCGTGCAGAAACTCTATCTGGCTGTCCTGATGTCTGCCGGTCCCGTATTTCATTTCGATATACAGTCCGATGTATACCCCTTTGGCATACGGAAGATGCAGATCGGATACCCCGGACTTTACTCCCATACTCTTAAGCTTTACCGCTTCCACTTTGTTCCTGCTGCCGCCGTTCGGGATATGATGCAGCCATTTCAGTTCCGGATAACGGTTCTCATTCCACGCCGCCCAGTTGCATACGTGAATCTGTTCTGTATCCTCGCTTCTTCTCATGTTTTTAAGCTTCATCCAGTTTCACCTCTTCCCAGTTGAATCTCTGTCCGCATTTCGGGCAGTAATTGCATAGACGCTCTTTATAATTTCCTCTTTTTATTGCGCAGATATCTTCTCCGCAATTCTTGCATTTGTAGTGAACCAGATTCTTAGTCAGTTCCAATATCTCCGGCTCTTCGCATTCACACGCTACCTGTTTCTCTACTTCGTCCATGTCGTGTGCTTCTCCTACATCCAGTACCAATACCGGATAGGAAAACATATCAAGCCAGTTTCCGTCTTTTATCTGGTACTTCTTTCGGTTCTTCGTGTCCGCCACCATCACACCGAGTTTTGCTTCATCCGGATATTCACTCAAGTATTTCATCACCTGTCTTACGGTTATGCCCATTTATCAAATCCTCCTGTTTAATTTAATCATCGTGTATCTCCTGTATTTGTACCCTGTCTTCGGGTTAATACCTTCCCACATCCTTGCTATGTAGTAGCCTTTCTTCGGCTTTATTTCTTTTTTCCACCTGTAGAGCTTGTCCGGATGTGGTTTTGGAAGCGGCATATTCTGGGATCCGCGGAAGTCCGACTCTTTAATCCTTGGTTTGGACTTCGTGCCATCTTTCTTCGTTTCCGTGGTATGCTCGTCTTTTGTGAGGTATTCTGCAAGCTTCAGCATATCCTCGCCGTAGTAATCGCTGTCTTTTATCTTTGTCAGCCACGTGCCGCCTTTATCCCATGCATTCTGTGTGATACTGGCAGTGTCGCCAACCTCTTTAATCACAAAATGAATATGCCATGCTCCCTTTGTTCCTCTTTCGATGTTCCGCATATAGAAGTTTTCATAACCTCTTTTGCGGATCTCTCTCCTTACCTTCCGCATTGCTTCCTTAAAATGTTTTTTCGCTTCCTTCATCGTTGCCGGTCTGTTCGCTACCTTGTATGTCCATGTAACCAGTAGATCATTCGGTTCGAAGTATTCCAGGAGACGCATCTGACACCGTTTCGTCTTATTCCATTTATTTACTCTTGCAATGTCTTCTTTTGTAGCTTTCTTCTTTTTCTTTCTTGGTAATCCCTTCGCCCCATACTTCCCGTCATGGTACTCCTGTACGATCAGGACATCTCCTTTTCTCAGCTTATATGTCACTCTTTTTATCATGCTGTCGGTCCTTATCTTAATATCTTTATCAAGTGCTTAACGGGGGTATTACCCCCCTGATTTACTTCGGATATTTGATGAAAAGACGGCAATATGATGCATTGACTTTCCCGAAAGTCTGTTCTATAATTTTTATAGATGTATTTGACTTTTACCCCATGGTTGTGAGGTTTGGGAAAATCAATGCATTGTGTGCCTTCAGGAGCTTCACCCAGTTTCCTGAAGGCTTTTTCTTTTATGATGCTTTCGCCATCTTTTCTTCCATGCATCTGGCGATGAGATCTGAAAAATCACGAATGATACGCTGGATCTCATCCTGGCTTTTATCTTTATACGCTTCATCTGATATATGACACGTACATCCGTTTGTTACGATCGTTTCTACAATCATGCTATGTACCTCCTTTTTTTATCTATATATGCTTATCTGCTTGTATCTGTTGTTACTTTCTTTACTTCCATACGATGTCCAGCGGTCCCGCTGCTCTGCAGTAGAGTAGGAACAAAATCCATGTTATAGCTCCGATCAGGAGTAATGTCTTGATAGTTTTGATCATTTTAATCTTCTGGATATGTCTTTTCATATTTGTTATCCCTCAATTCTTAAACCATCTACCGTTTTCTGTATTTCATCCATCTCTGTGCCGAGCGCATGTGCTGCAGCTCTTAATTCGTTCTTGGCATTCGTTACACTTTCATACGGGTATTCCCATTCATCCAGTGCCTTCAGCACCGTGAATATGATCTGCTGCATCTGTGCCTTCTCCACCAGATCCATAAGCAGTTCAACTGGATCCGGCGGCTCTGTTTCTGACAGATGTACTTCCACCTCTTTCAAGGATCCTTCCTGTCTTTTAATCACGATCTGGAGCCCGTGCCGGTCATTGATCCTGTATCCATATACTTCCCGTTCCAGATATTTCATCATCTGGCGGTTGGTAAAGCATGCTGCAACCTCTTCCCCTGCAGATAAATCCATTATTGTGATTGGTGTGTGCAGCTCGATCAGCCCGGTGTCCAGATGCATCTTGACGATCTCTCTTACTCTTTTGTTCATGATGCGTCACCTCCCATCTTTAAAGCGCACCGTGTGCATGCAGCTCCATCCAATCCGTTATAGAGAATAAGAGCTTCGTCTTCCGGTCTCTTCCAACACATATCACCACAGATCGGACAGTGGATCTTTCTCCATCCTTTCTTACCATTCGGTACATTGTCTGCTAATGGCATACACAGCCACCCGCCTTTGTCGGTTGCTTTTCGGGGCTGTATGGTTGCGGTGATGTTGCTTTTTTGTCTTTTCATCATTCTTCCTCGCTTTTTTTCTTTGGCATTCTTCTGTTCCACGCTTCAACAGCTTTGTCTCTTTCGTCTTTTGTTATTTTCAGCTCGCCATTTTCAAGTGTGGCTCTTAACTCATGCACCCACGGAAGGCTTGTTCCACATTCAGAGCATTCGACTTCAAATGTAAAGCTTACATCGTGATGAGTAGATCCATTGGTTGTTGTTATCATGTTTGCTTTCCCGCCACAAAACGGGCATGGCATTAATCTTTCGTTATAATTCATCTGGTTCACCTTCTTTCTCCTTTTCTTCGTTACATACACCCCTGACGGCTCTTGCGAATTCCTGGGTATTGATAATTGCGCTTCCTGTATTCTGAAGCACGTATAATTTGTCCAGGATCTCTTTCAGTATGGTTGTCTGATACATGATTTCTTCTGCGATTCCGCAACCCGGATCAATGTGTACTCTTTTTTCTCTTCCCTTCACTTCCTCTTTAAGTGCCGTCCTCATAAAAATCTCGTGAGCCGTGATTTTCTCGTAAATCTTTGATCTTCCTTCCCACAGATCTTTACCTCTTTCTATTTGAATTGTGCTATACGGTCCGACAAGAGCAAGCGGAAACATACTGAAGCTTCTCAGCGTTTCTTCTCGAATCTTTGGATTCTCCACTTTGGTATTCCATTCTGTTTCATAGTTATTCGCTCTATCCTCTGCATGGATAGCTTTATCTGCTACTCCCAGTGGTATTGTTTTTGTTCTTACACTGGAACCGATTCTAATCTCTCTTGTCTTCGTTTCCTGTTCTCTCATTGCTTCTCCGCAGTTCGGGCAGTAATTTGCATTCTCCGGAAGTTCAGAGAAGCATTTATAACACAGTCTTTTCATTTGTTACCTCCTGATTATCTATAAAGAAAAGAGTAAGAGTTTTAACAGGATCATTAACACTTCGCCGGTTACCGGTGTCAGCATTATAATGATTATGACTACTCTTGTTTCACGTCTGTACTCTTTTAATGCTCTGAGCAACTGCTTTTCGTCTTTTTCTTTCTCTTTCATAATCGCTTTCATGGCTGTATTTTCACGTTTGCATACCGCTATTTCGCCTTTTAAATCAAGCCATTCCTTTTCTGAGATTTCCATCTTGTTTTCACCTCCTGTTTATTTCTTCGCAAGCTTCGTTGACGAACCTTCTCGTCTCTTTGCACATTTCATCTACATAGCTGTCTACAATTTTGAAATAATAAGCGGCTAATATTTTTGTTGTTGCAATTGAAACCGCAACAGAAGTCGTGACGCAGGCTATTGCCATTGTTATTACCATGTTCTTTGTCTCCTTTACTTATGCCGTCTTAGCTCCCAGCTGTCTGATCGTCTGGAATCCTGCAATCATGCCCTTAATGTAAATCTTTTCATCTGCTGTCAGCTCTTTGTACATTGGAATTAACTCTTTTACATCTTCCAACTGGTTGTTCATGGTCTTTTCGTTCTGTACTGTTGTCATATGGTTTTCTCCTTTCTTAATGTGATTTTATGTTTACTTTTCTCGACCTACCATCATCAGTACCGGGTGGTCATTCCCGGTAGACGGTCATTGCTGACCGTTTCGGTTATCTGTTCTTTAAAAAGTCTTCTATCGCTCGTTCCTTTGTGTATTTTTTATCTGGATACCAATAAGACTGATTTATAATCCAATATCCCAAATCATGGTATATTTCATGGATTTCGGAATTATATATTCTCATCGTCATGCTGCCTGCTATCATCATTTCTTATTCCTTTCTTTCTATCTCAAATAAATAATCTGTTTCGTCCTCTGTATATACTCCAAAATATTCATCTGTTCTGTTAAAACAATACTCAATACCATAGAATTGTTTCATGGCTAACTGATATACTTCCCATTGTGCCTGGCACCAGTTCGCTGCCTTTTGCGCTTCTTTATATTCTCGTCCTGTTGCATTCGGTGTAAATTTACCAAGTTCCGTTATCCAGTGATCCCAAGCGGTCACGCATTCCATCAAGTTACTTCCAAACTCTGTTTTTAAGAATTTTTCTTTATTTAATTTCTGTTTTCTCATATCATGTTCTCCTCATTTTTGTTGACTTCATCCACATTTCACTTCTATACTTTACTTACAGGCTCTGGCCGGAGCCGAGTATTTAAAGAAAGGAGCATACTTATGAATGATAATGAATTAGAATTAATTGAAAATTTCAAAACTCTTGTTCGCCGTGCCATGTTATACGCTGAGTATTCTCATGAATTCATTTTTGATGAATCCGTAGATGATTCTGCTGCCGTTGCTTATTTGAATATTGCCGCTTCAAAATTTGCTGCCGCCGAATCCCTCTACTATGCACGTATAGACGTTTTGGAACGTGGCGAAGCAGTAGAAATTTTCCGTCTTTTCGATGTTTATATGCATGAATTCTTATCTAACTATCGCACAGGTCATTCTCGTCAGTGGAATGATATAGAGTTCAATCGCCTAAAGGAAGCCTTTGACGATTCAGCTTTCGCATTCGAAAACAAATAATTTCTAAGGGGAGGTCTTGCCTCCTCTTACTTCGTTCAAGATCTGATGTATCAATGCCGTCTGATACACGATTTCTCTTGCCATCAATGAATCTGGATCCAAACTCACTTGATGCTTTCTTTGTTTACTTTCCTTTAAGAATTCATTTCTTTGAATCTTCGCAAAACGTGAAAGCATTTCGTAATCATTCCGGTTATCGGGATTTTTTATTTTTAATGCTTCTTCTATACATTCTTCATCACCTGTTATACTTTTCCCGCAGTTTGGGCAGTAGTTTGCTTTTCTTGGAAGTCTTGCAGAGCACTTATTGCATTTCATCTTTCCTCACCTCCCTGTCGCGTTGTTTGTTCCTTACATAGACATCATAGTTCACTAAATAGGTTTTGTCAATCATTTTTTGTCTATTCAATGAACTTTTTTATTGACCTTTCCGTTTTGCTGTGCTATGCTACGAATGAAAGAGAGGTGAATAACCATTGACTCAAGGTGAACGTATTAAAGCAGTTCGTAAGGAACTTGGTTTGACACTCGAAAAATTTGGCGAAAAATTGGGTGCTAAAAAGAATACTATGAGTGCTATAGAAACTGGACGTAATTCGTTAACTGACCAAATGGCAAGATCTATCTGCAGAGAATATAATGTGGACTATGATTTTTTGATGTACGGTGAAGGGGAAATGTTTACAGATCTTCCGAAAACGATCGTGGATGAACTGTGTATGCAGTTTGATCTGGATGATTTTGATCGGGCTGTCGTAGAAATGTATCTGGATCTCCCAGCCGAATTACGGCAGGCGATAAAAGCTAAAGTTAAAGATATGGTACAGAAAGTCGATTGGGATAAATAGCAAGGTGGTGATTTTATGACACACGGCGAACGTGTAAAAGTGATACGTAATTCTCTAGGACTTACGCTCCAGAGTTTCGGGCGTCCTTTAGGAGTAACAAAAACTGCTATATGTAATATAGAAAAAGGGAACCGCAAACTTACCGATCAGATGGCAAAAGCCATCTGCAGGCAGTATAATGCGAATTATGATTACCTGATGTTTGGTGATGGGAACATGTTCCACGAATTATCAGAAGCGGCTCTGGATGAATTATGTTGCCGCCTGGATGAATCCGACAGATCTTTTATCAGGACGTACATAACTTTGCCGCCTAACATAAGAAGATCTCTAAGGGGGAACCTGAATGCTTTTGTAGAAAGCAATGGTTCTATATAGAAAAAAGGGAATCCCCGACCGCATACATGTCGTGATTCCCTTCCAGTTATCGGTATATGTAGATTCGTTTTACAAAATCATATACCCTCTTTAGTTGTCCAGGAGACAGCTTTTCCAGAATAATATTTATTTTTCTGATCATTTTGCATCACTCCTTTGTTGGAATGATTTTACTGCCTGGTACAACGTTTTGCAATAGATCTGACTAATATTTCCGCATATACGGAAATATGTCCCGGATATCATCCGATGCCCGGGACAAGTGGTATAATCTATTTACGATCACAATCATACAGATCTGAGACATTACAGTCCAGCGCAGTTGCAATCGCATACAGCTGCCGAAGCGTTGGAGAAGTTTTCCCGTTTTCAATATTGTTAAGCGTGGTTTTACTGATTCCGGTCAACGCTTCCAGCTGTACGAGCGTCAGCTTCTTTTTCGTACGTGCCTGCCACGTCAGCACCTCCATGAGCATACTCCTCCTGATGTGTATTATCTGCACAGCAAGGCTATGTTATGTATGTATCATTGGTGTTAATTCGTAAAATAATAGAAGCCCCAGTGTTACCAGCACCAGAGCCTCTACGGAAGCGTTGATGCAGAAAGTGCAGATGAAATAGGTTAATATTGAATCATATAAAAACCGCTTGACACATGGATTTTAGCGTGGTATTATCAAGTTACTTTTAGAGAGATTATTTTCTTTTTAAAAGCATATACTATTTTGGAACGTACTCCGGTGTCCTTCGGGCCCGGGGTCTTTTTATTTATATCCTTTTATGGAGGCACAAATGAATCAAAAACCCTTTAAAACACACGAACAGTTAATCGAATTATTAGAAACACGAGGCATCGACTTTTCTGCTCCTGACAGTAAAAGCTTTGCTAAGAAGAAATTACAACGTATTGGTTATTATAATCTCATCAATGGTTATAGCTCTTTATTTTGGGAAAATGAAGAAAGCAATAAGTACAAGCAAGGTACGACTATAAAAGAAATTTGCAATTTGTACCTTTTTGATCAGAAGTTACGCGAAATCTTTCTTCACAATATACTACCCCTTGAAGTTAATATAAAGAGCCTTATTGCTTACTATTTTCCTAAGGCGCATCCTGGAACATACTATCTGACTTATAATAATTTTGATACAACCAGGAGAGATGCTAACAAGAATATAACAAGTCTAATCGCAGATATTCAGCGACAGCTTGCCGGACGTTGTTCTGATCCAAGTATATCGCATTATTTGAAAAAATATGGGTATATTCCACTTTGGGTTTTAAATAACATTCTTACATTGGGTACTATAAGTAAACTTTATAGTTTAATGCAACAAAAGGAACGACAGGAAATCTCGAAAACGTTTCATTTATCCGACAAAGAATTAGAAAATATATTAACATACATTTCCTCCGTTCGTAACTTTTGCGCTCACGGAAATCGGTTATTTTGTTTTCGCAGTAAGAGACCTCTTATTGATACCTCTCTCCATGCTGCTATGGATTTACCTAAAACGTCAAAAGGAGAGTTTGCTTACGGAAAACGTGATTTGTTTGCTGTAATGATTGCATTAAAACTTACACTCTCTACTCAAGAATTTCGACGTTTAGTAAAAGATGTTGATATCGCATTAAAGAATTTATACAAATATTCTCATGTGTTAACTGTAGAAGTTATTTTGACAAGTATGGGGTTCCCCTTGAATTGGAAAGAATTACTTCTTCAAAAATAGCCTGATTTCTATTTTTAATAAAGCTTTTAACCGGCAGCATAGAAACGCAAAGTCCCAAACAGTGGACAGTCACAAAAATAGCAGAGGCCCCGGTGTTACCAGCACCAGAGCCTCCATCTTTGAATACTATACAGGTTCCAAGAACCCAGTACAATAACCAAACGCAAATATATTGTACCACATTTTCTTAGCACCTGCATAGGTGTTATTTTTATACTCTTTTTTTCATATTTTTAGGAAAGGTGGTACGTAT